TTAAACGAGTTCCATTGATTGCATTTCCTACAGATAATAATTTCCATAGACCATCTCCCATTGAACCATAAGAGCAATTTGCTGCACCTAAATTTAAAGCTGAATCTCCTGCCCACATATTTCTTACTGTATCGTGCTGAATACCTTGCTGTACTCTTTTCCCAATAATTTCTGCTAATTGAGTTCCATTTAAGTCAGGCATATTTACTCCTGCATTATAAGACTCTCTAATTACCTCTGCTTTGAACTCATCCCAACATTGAGTTTGTTTTACAGAAACATTTTGTACTTCAAGAACTTTTTGAGTAATATCAAAATCGTTCAAGTTTGCTCCTGTACACGTATTTGCGCCACAACCTGTATTAACCGCTGTAATGTCAGTTAATTTGTTTGCCATCATAATGTTCTGCTTATACTTTACGTTTGGATAGATAGAATAACTCTTCATAATATCATCTGAACGGAACATTGGTTCTAAAAGGATACCTGCTGCGTAACTACCTACATAAGTACCCCCTAAACCATTATCTGCTATATCTCCTGCTGCCATAATTTTTTATTTTTTTGTTTATTAATTTAATTTAATTTTGATACTAGATTATCAAAAAAGTTACTATTTGCATCTTTTACTACTACTTTTTCTACTACACTAGGGTCGCCTTCTCCGATTGTGTCAGTTCCCTTTGCGTCTGCTTTACTTAATAAAGCATTCATTCTTGCTACTTCAGTAACTAGAGTTTCTTTTTCCCCCTCTAATTCTGCAATAGAATTGTTAAGTGATGATACCTTGCCGTCTAAATCAGAAAACTTATTTATAATTTCTTCATTATCAGCAAGAGTAACCTCAACATTAACAGACTCAGCAGTTTCAACACCTTTACCATCTTTTACCTTAGCAATGATTTCTTCTACTTTTGAGTTAAACCAAGTTTTTAATTCTTCTGTCATTTTGATTTCTCTTTTTTTTGTTAAACTTAAAATTCGTTCCACCTTTTTATTTGTGATGTTCTTATATTTTGAAACATCATACTTCGCAGCTACTTGAATAGGCTCGGAGATGGAGTCCACGAACCCTAATGCTACTGCTTCTTCTGCTGTTAGCCAAGTTTCTTCATCCATCATTTCTACAATTTCGTTGTAGGGGATTTTTGTTTTCTTAACATATACTTCAGCAATTTCATTTGTAATTTTCTCAAGAATTTCAGCTTGTTTTCTCATATCCTTAGCCTCTCCTTGAGTTCCTCCCCAAGCATTATGAATCATTAGTAAAGAATTCTCACTCATTATTACCTCATCTGCTGCTAAAGCGATAACAGAAGCAATACTTGCTGCTATCCCCTCAATATAAACTGTTGTCTTGGATGTTCTTCTTTGAATGATAGAGTAAATAGCCATACCTTCAAACACTTCTCCTCCTAAGCTATTAATGTGTATATTTAATTCTCTATCTTCGTATTCTTTAATTTCGTCAATAAAGCTTTGAGCTGTTATTCCGAAAGTACCTATATCATTGAATAAATAAATATCTGAAACTTCAGATGACTTATTTTTAATCTTATACCATTCTCTTTGCATTTTGCAAATATAAGAAGAGATAAGAAAAGATTTACGAAGTTTTTGGAAATAGTTTTAGTAACTGATGTTATATTTAGGAGAGTGCTTTCCTCTTTCTTTATATACTATGGTTTGAGCTTGTCTTTCTGTAATTTCATATTTTATAGATATATCCATAAATGTATGAGTTCTATTTCCTTCATTTGAAACTAATAGATGGTCAAAGTCATTAACTATCATATAATTCCTAACTTTCTTTGGCGGGATAAGACCTCTTTCTAATAAATGCAATATAGTATCTTTTACAGTAGCATTATTAGGTATCCTTAAGTTAACTTGCTTTTCCATTAAATCTAAATACTCATATACTATTTCTAATTTATTCTGTCTTTCTGCCATTTATTAATTATTATAGGTTTCATTAACTTTATACCAAAAATTATTAACAAGATTACGGCAAGAACCACACCCCCAATTCTGTTTATATCTAGGCATATACTTAACCCATAAATTAAATAAAACCTTTAAGTCTTCTTTAGGCGTTTCAGCTTCACTATTTCTACCTAAAAATATATCAGAAATAATTTCTTTATCTTTCTCAGTTACTAATTTAGAAATCTCATCTACCACTTTCATAACGCCTTTTATTTTTTAAATTACAAACCTTTTTCTTCCCATTTATTTATTGGGCATTTTCCAAACCACTCTTTTGTTAGTCCTGCTTTAGCATCTAAAAAACAAGAACACTTTCCACACCTAGAACCTTTTGTTATTATAGGTTTTTTGAGCATTATAAAGTTCCTGTAAAATTCACAAGACTTGCATATTGATATGCGAGCTTCTTTTATTTTTTTATCTACAAACATTTACTGCAAATATATAAAATAATTATTAGAAACTTGCATTAGACTGAATTGCTTTTACTTTTCTCTGACTTTGCGTTATCTCTGACTCCACTACAACTACTCTTCCTGAACTATTAGAGCCTCCTAAAGATAAGGAATTAAATCTAGCAGATATAAATGATGAGTTGTTTAGTAATCCTCCGTCCGCAAACTTAGCGCCCCCTCCTGCTTCATTCATTGCTGATAATTGTCTCCCAAACATTGCTGTACTTTTTTTATTTATAACAGCCTCACCTCCTTCTAACTCTACAACCCTTCCTCCAACAGAGAATTTTTCTCCTCCTTGAGCGTGAGACCTACCATTAACCATACCTCCATTTGCAAACTCCTCAATCATTCCACCATCTTGAAATTGTGCGCTAGATACAGTAGCATACTGCATTGCTGTTTGAGCTATAAGAAGAGGAACTACAAACGTACCTAAAGGCCCTGACTGTGCGTAAGCCTTTGCTATCGCTAATGCTCCATCTATTATTACTTGAGTTAAAGCCATCTTCTTTTGTTTTTTCGCATACTCTATCTCTAGTTCTTCTTTTTTCTGATTTGTTTCTTGTTCTTGAAGTATAATAGCCCCATCATAATTAGCTTGACTTATTAACCCGTCTTTAAGTTGATTATCCAATGTTGTTTTTCTTAATGCATCTATTTTATCTAGTTCTGCCACTTCATTATCGTACTCCCTAGATGCAGTATCACGAAGTATATCCATTGTCATATTAGCCATACCTGCAACCATATCAACTTTAAAGTTTTGGAGTTCTTTTGCTTTTAGGTAATCATTGTCAATTATTTCTTCATCTACATCATTCATTTTATTTTTAATCTTCAGCCATTCTTGAAAATAATCTTCATTAGCCTTTAATTTCTTTTGAAGTGCAGCTTTCTCTGCTAGTAATTCTTTATTAGCTATATCAATAGTGCTATGAGTTTTCTTTCTCTTAAGCTCATTTATACCTCTAAGTTCTTCTTTTAATAATCTATCTATTGAAGCTATCTCAACCTTAAGATGTGCTTTATCTGCAGCTTCTTGAGCCTTCAGGAATTTAAGATGAAATCCTGCTCTTCTTTGGTCTCCTTCTGCATATAACTCAAATTCTGCCTTTGCTAATTCTGCTTTTTTGTCAAATAAAGCTAATTCTCTGTCTTGAGAATTTTGAATATAATCCTCATTAATTTCACCTTTCTTTCCTGTAGTTTCTTGTGTAATAGATATTTCATAATCAGCTAATTCTTTTATAAAATTTCTAACATCCTCTGGAGGGTCAGGGTCAGGTGTGGGAGTGCCATTAGTATTTTCTGCAGGCATAAATTCTTTCATTTTTAAATTTACTGCAGCAAGTCTTTCCTGCCAATAAACCTCATCTCCTGATGCTTTAGCGGCCTCCTTTTGTAGTTCTACTAACTCTTCCGTTAAAACCTTAAATTTAGCAAACTTATCAGCGTCTTTAATAAACTCTGCAGGTATGAGAAGAAAATTATTTAAAGCGGCTTGAGCTAAAACAACACCACCTTCTAATTGCTGCATAAAGCCTTTAATTTCAAAACCCTCTTCATCGAGGTCAAGAGGAGATAGAAAGTCCCAAAACTCTTGAGCATCATCCATTGCCGCTTTAGCACCTTTTGAAATAACAGCATTACGAGAAACAATTTTTTGAAAAAGTTTACCATCTTTAGTTTCTATAACACCATCTAAATCCATTATGTCTTTCCGTAGTTGAAAAGTATCATTTAACCTTTTTTCATTCTCTCTTAAATAAGCGGTATATTCCTCTCTAACTACTTGCACCGCCATTCTGGATTTAAATGAAGCAGTTAAGTCATCTTGAGCCTTCCTAAGCAAATTAGTGTCTCGTATATCATCAACTTGATATTCTAAATATTCTCCATACTTTCTGTTTAGCTCTTTAAGAGCCATTTGCCTTGTCTTTTCACTAGCTCCTGTACTTTTTATAACTTTAAATAAATTATTCATTTCCTTTGCTTGAAGAGCCATTCTATCAGAAAGTTTCTTGTCTGTAGCTTTAGTCCATAACTCAATCCAACCCCTCATCCCTTTAGTTACTTTATTAATTACAGGAGCAATCTTTTCAGAAAAAACTAAGAACAAACCCTCCAAAGCAGAACTAAATCTTTTAAAAGCCCCTTTAGTGGAATCTTCCATAATAGCAGCCATCTCTCTACCTGCTCCTGAAGCGTTATCTAAAGCGAATGTATATTTTTCTATTTCGTCAACGCTGTTAATCATAGTCTGCATAGCGATTACTTGTCTTTTATCTACAAGTCCCTGCATCTCTAATTGCCCTATTTGCCCCTTTTTAAGTACTTTAAGCGCCTTAATCATATCTTCGGTACTACTTACTGTAAATCCTATTCTTTTAGCTAGAGCCTCTGTAGGATTTGACATTTTTAAAAATATATTTCTTAAGGATGTACCTGCTATAGAAGCCTCAATACCTGTATCTGAAAGAGTTCCCATTACGGCAGCTACTCCTTCTATATCAACACCCATTCCTGCGGCAATAGCAGAAACCTTAGTCATAGATGTTTGCCATTTTTCAATATCTAAAGCCGAACTAGTAAATGCTACAGCCATAACATCAACTACTCTTCCTGCTTGGTCAGCGTCAAGACCAAAACCTCTTACTGCTGAACCTGCAACTGTTGCAGCTCTAGCTAAATCACTTCCTGTAGCCATTGCTAAATCAAGTGTAGCTGCTTGTACTTTCATTATTTCTTCAGCACTAAATCCTAGCTTAGAAAAACTAACCTGTAATTCAGCAACTTCTTTTGCAGTAAAGAATGTTGTACGACCTAATTCCTTAGCACTTTCAGTAAGCTCCATAAACTCTTGCGTAGTAGCTCCTGATATTGCCCTTACTTTAGCCATTGAGAATTCAAATTCAGTAAAGGTTTTAAATGCACTTACAAAAACACGACTAAGAACTCTAACAGTTCCAATAACTGCCGTTATAGTTGCAGCCATTTTAAGCATACTCGCACCCATTTTCTTGCCTGCTTTAGTATTATTTCTTTTAGCTATAGTAGACTGCTTAGTAACTTTTGTGTTCGTTCTTTCTTTTGCGGTTACACTAGTTAATTCTTTTTTATATTTTCTTGACTTTTTAGTAGCTTTATCAATAGCTCTCTCCTTGTCAATCCATTCTTTCTCTCCTTCTTTATTTACCTGAGTAACTTTCTTTTGCTCATCTTTAAGGTCTTTTAATGCCTTTCTTAATTTAAGAAGGTCATTAACACCTTTAATTTTTACATCTATAATTTTCTGTTCTGCTCCTGCCATAATTTTATATTGTTGCGGTTATTGTTAATGTATTATCTATTTCTGATTCTCCTAAAATTGCATCTACCTCTAATCCTGTTGCTGCTGCTATTCGTTCAAACATTCCTATTTTCTCAGCAGTTTCCATTGCATTTCCTATAAACCCTCTAGGACTTGTAGTTCCTCCTGCTTTTATTGAGTCCTGTACTCTTTGAGCTATAGTTATTGCGATTTCATTATCAAAAGGTAGCATTTTTCCTCTTCTTTGCTTATCTTTTACCCAAGCTATTAGCTTTGTTATTCCTACTAATGTTCCTGCTCCTACCCCTTCATCTACTGCTATAGCATATCCCGCAGTATTAGTTACGCTCAAGTTAATAGAACTCCCAACAATATTGAAGTCTACTTCAAAAGAATCGTGGAGATTACCTGAAGCTATATGGTCTTGAGCTATAAGTTCTTGCTGAAGAAGACTTTTCATTTGCTCTCCCTCAGTAAATAATACTTTAGCCATTATTTCGTATCCCATTTGTTATTTTCTGCCGTTAGGTGTTGGTTTAAAAAAAATACCACCTATTTGTATACCATCCTTTTTTCCTCTTTGATATACGTTTTTATTTTGAATTGATTGATTATTTACATAAATACCTGATTCAGATACATCATCTATATTAGAATTCCTTAACATTTCAGTATAGTTACCCCATTCATCCTTAATAAGCACTTTATTTAAAAGTGATTCTGTCTTGCCAATTACTTCTTTTATTGATATACTGTTTAAAGAAGCAACTGTATTGCCATTACTATTTATAGTGAAACCATCATTCTGATTAAGGGCTATAAAAGTATCTTCATAAGTTCCATTATTGGATGCAGTTAAAATAGGTCTTGGTGGATTAGTATTATGTGAGCGACCAAATTTTAACTCTATTGAGCCACTTGTAATATTCAAATTTTCTATTACTAATTTGTAGGTTTTACCTATTTCAAAAATACTTCCAACTTGTGTACAGGCTGAATAAACTGTCTCTCCTCCCTCTGTGTTTATTTGACTGCTATTTAAAGTTAGACTATTATTAAAAAAAAAGCCACCTGCTGATGATACACTCCAACCACTATTTGTATAAAATTTTCCATTAGTAATTAATTCAGCACCTTCAGGATTAGTATTGTAATAAACATTTCCTTTTGAAAGATTTACAACTCCCGTATCACTTACTGATATATTCTGACTATCAATCTCATTGAAACCAATCCTAGAAGTATTATTACTTCTTGGGATGTTAATTTTTCTCTTCATATTATGTGTAGTTTATAATTGTAGTACCTGTATATAAAGGATAAAACCCAACATCTAGCCATTGTATAAGCTCTACTGCCGTTGATTGATTATTTGCAGGGCTATATTCTGATATTTTATTTATTCTCCACCAAGACTCATCAAGATAAACTAACTTCCTAACATCTAAATTTAATATATCTGTCAGTTTAAGATTAATATAAATTGTTCTAATACGAGGAGATTGTTTTAGCTGCTCTATCATATTCTTGTAGTATACTGAGTAAAGTCCCGGAACTTCATTTGTACTTGCTTGACCCGGAGCTTTAAATGATTCATCAGTAAAAGATAGAGATGGTCTCATAGATACAGCTTGATTATGCTCCTCCCAATCTACAAGTGTTGCTCTAGGATATACTGTTTGATTTTGGAAAGCACTACCACTACTAAATATTCTTGAGTAATAAGTTTGTGTTCCCCCTGCATTAACAAGAGTTCCTCCCGGAATAGTTGTGTTTGATACGGTATTTTCCCAACAATAATAAAATATTCTAGGAGTAAAACTAGTAATCATTTCAGATGGTCTTCCTTGAGTATTTCCAATTCCTATTCCTGTATAACAGTCTTTATTCCACAAAACAGGAATCATTACGGGAGCTTTATCAGCATTAGGGCTGTCGTGAGCATCATTATCCCAAACTTGAATAGAAGATGCAAATACCTTATTATTTATATCTACAGTTCCTGATTCATAGTCTTCTCCTAAGTTTTCATTATAGTTATATAGTTGAGTGTCTCCTTCATGTCTATTCTGCTCTTCATTCGTTATTCTTGCAAACACATCTGAATTGTCTACTTTATACCCTATATTTAATTCTTTCTTAAGACCTATATTATATTCATCCTGTATCTCTTCGCTGTAATCTACTTTCATACTCCAATCTAATCCATCTGACTTTTTTTTGTAAAACTCATTAAACGGCTCTACAAATATAGTTTTAGATTGAACATCAGTAGTAAAGTATAGATTAAATAATTGAGATATGCTTTTTATATACTCTATTTGACTTAATCCGCAAGGCAATATATTATTAAACCTAACAGGATTACCTATAGTTGGAGTTGAAGCATTATAAGTAACACTCATTTGGC